GGACTGAAAAGAAGCAGAAAGCCCTCAAAGCCGAATACGAAAAAAACCCAACAGATAATGATGAACTGAAGCTCAGTGCGGAGGTTGGCTCCAAGTGGATCGGCTATATGGTAACCGACTGTAGTGGCCTTCCACTGTATGTCCTTAAGAAGCTTGGAGTCAAGGGAATCTACCACGGCAGTAATAGTCAGTTCAAAAAGAACTGCAGTAAAGTCGGTAAGATTGAGAAAGGCGTCAAGATTCCTGTTGGCGCTTTGATTTTTACAGGCACAATCGCCCATCCGCATGTTGGAGTGCTTACATCACCTACTACTGTCACAGAGGCTCAGGGGACTTACAAGGGTGTTATCCATACTCCGCTCTCCAACAAAAAGTGGACTTATTACGGTCTGTTAAAGTGCGTTGAGTATGACGATGTTCCTGCTGATGACACAACGCCACCCGCAGAAAACTGGCATCCGACACTTCGGCGTGGATCAAAGGGCGATGCAGTGAAGGAGCTTCAGACTCTTTTGGCGTCTCATGGGAGTTCTCTTACGATTGATGGAGTCTTTGGCTCTGGCACTCTTTCTGCAGTTAAGGCCTTCCAGAAACGGATGGGTCTGGTTGTTGATGGAGTTGTTGGACCGAAGACCTGGAAAGCGCTCGAGGATCATGGTGTTGCCACGTGGGTAGTCTCTGTTCGTGGACTCAATGCCACAGAAGCAGCTGCACTTAGGGACAATCTCAAAGGAATGTATCCGAACGTTGAAGCTACTGAGGAAGGAGGCTTTGCATAATGCCACCGATTCAGGGTTTGAGCCCAGAGACTGCATGGATGACACTTTACGGTATCGTCGCTCTCGGACTCATCTTTATTGTTTTTTACAATGTTTATAACGCAATCCACACGATTATTGAGAGGCATAGAATGCGTAAAGAAGCCGAGCAGCCCGATCTTGCAGATAAGATCTCGGTTAAGGTAATTGAGAAACTGGAGCCGAGATTCCGCGAGATTGAGTCAAAGCTTGACAAAGACAAGAATCGCCTGGATAGCCATGACCGGGTTATTCAGCAGATACATGATGGGCAGCAAGATACACATGAGGGACTTATTGCTATTTGCAAGACACTCGTTGTGATGACGAATTACGGTGATCTCGGCAATAGTAAGGAGGTCCGTGATGCATCTGCTGAATTGACCAGATACCTTGCAGAAAGAGTATAAGGAGAAAATTCAAAATGAAAGTAAACTGGAAAGTGCGTTTCAAGAATAGCATCTGGGTAGCAAGCTTTCTGAGCCTGCTTATCAGCTTCGTCTATTCCATGCTCAAGATTTTCGATATTGTACCGACCATTCCTCAGGGCACGCTTATGGATTTCGTGAATGAATTCCTGAAGCTGCTTGGCCTGGTTGGTGTTCTGGTTGATCCAACGACTGCGGGTCTTAGCGATAGTGAACGTGCTCTAAAATATACTGAACCTTACAAAGATGTGGGTTAAAGCAAACCCTAATCCAGCCGGTCAGATGGTTCCAGATTGTGTAGTCAGAGCCGTCAGTATCGCGTTGGGTATTCCGTGGCTACAGGTCTATGATGAACTGTATGCTGTCGGAAGAAGCGTATTCGATATGCCGTCCTCGGATGCTGTCTGGGGACGGTATTTATATTTCAAAGGATTCGAGCCGTTCATTCTTCCTCGCACCTGTCCAAGATGCATAACCATCAAAGAATTCTGCAATATTTTCCCTGATGGAACGTACATTATTGGAACAGGAAGTCATGCAGTAGCAGTAATTGACGGTGACTACTATGACAGCTGGGACTCTGGACAGGAGATCCCAAGCTTTTTCTGGAGAATACGTTAAGGAGGTTTCTGTATGCCAAACTATTTCAATCCTTATGGTTACAATGGCAATCCTATGCCGTTCAACAATCAGTCTTATGGGAATAATCCCAATCCTCAGTATAACCCGCCACAGTATCCCCCGCAGCCTCAGCAGCCATTCAATCCGACGATGATCTGGGTTGACGGTGAAGCTGCTGCCAGAGCTTATCAGATTCCTCCGACACATCCTGCCGGTCAGCCAATCGCGCTGTGGGATAACAACGAAATGGTGATTTACCTTAAGCAGGTGGATTCCTTCGGGCGTCCTACCCCGCTTAAGAAGGTCTATTACAGGATTGGAGACGATCAGGTTTCCGGCAATTTGCCGATTCCGAATGGGCAGTCTGGGTCGACTGAGCAGCAGGTGGATACCAGCAAGTTTGTAACCAAGGATGATTTCGAGAGTCTGAAGAACGAGTTGCGGACTATGATGCAGGGACAAGGACAGAACCAGAATTCAAATCAAAATAGAAGCGAACGAGGAGGCCGACAGTAATGGCTAATCCACTGTTTAATCAATTTGGTCAGCAGCAGACCCCTGTTGCTCCGTTTAACAACTTTTACGAGCAGTTTAAGCAGTTCGTAAATTCATACAACGGAGGAGATCCGAAACAGGTTGTGCAGAATCTGATTCAGTCTGGAAAGATGAGCCAGGATCAGTTCAACCAGTATTCACAGATTGCCAACCAGATCCTTGGCGGTATGAGGAGATGAACTGATGCCCTACGTATTGAAACCTAATAAACTTTTTGCAAAGGATCCTAACGGAACTGGATATTTGCCGCAGAATGTTGTGACCGATAGGACAACTGCCGATATGGTGACTCAGCTTAATACGGTCGGCAATGCTCAGACTGGCCGTGTCAATGATGCTGGGGCCGCTCAGACTGACCGTGTCAATAACGCTGGCACCGCTCAGGTAAATGCAATCGAGGCCAAGGGAAATGAGCTTAAGGAATCTATGTCTGAAGCTGATACTCTGATCAATAAAATCGAGAGCCTCGATGATATTATTGAAGGCCTTCGTGATTTGCTTGACTTGGTGCATCCTGTTGGAAGTGTCTACATTTCTCTTGATTCTACCAACCCTGGCACCATGTTTGGCGGGACATGGGAGCGAATACAGGATACATTCCTTCTTGCCGCAGGTCAGACATATGCAGCAGGTGCTACGGGTGGTGAAGCGGAGCATACGCTGACCCAAAACGAGATGCCTTCACACGCTCATCCTCCACTCAACTCGGGTGATTGGGGCATTGCGGAATACAGAAATGTCATCGGTGAGTCAGGCGTGTGGAAGTTTGATCTGACCAACACTGGTAGAGGATTGCTGTTTGGCGCATACGATAATGGTAATACATATCTGGCTTTGCAGAGTTCTACCGGTCAGTCTGGTGGTGGACAGGCGCACAACAACATGCCGCCTTATCTTACAGTCTACATGTGGAAACGCACAGCCTAATAAATCATTCATGAAAGAAGATGATTCCGTTGGGCTATTAACATTTGGTTCCCCTTACTTGAATACAATACAAAACAAATCAAAATGAAAGGACTAATGAACGATGATGTCAGAAAATACTCCTATGTATATGCCGGTCGCTCCTGCTTACAATGGAATGGGCTCAAATGGTATGTTCAATGGTGATGGTGCCTGGTGGCTTATTGTTCTTTTCCTGTTTGCCATGAATGGCGGTTGGGGTAATGGGTTCAATGGTAATGGCTCTGGCGCAGGTATGCAGCGTGGTTTCGATCAGCAGGCCGTGATGAGTGGCATCGGTGATATTTCCGGTGCTATCGGTAACGGCTTTGCTAATGTCCAGACTGCTCTGTGCAATGGTTTCGCTGGTGTGAATGCTGGTGTATCAAGCGGTTTCGCACAGGCCGAGATCTCCAACAACGGTCGCCAAATGGCGAACATGAATCAGCTCTTTGGTATCCAGACTGGTCTTGGAAATCAGCTCAATTCTCTTTCCATGGGTCTCCAGAATTGCTGCTGCGAGAATCGTGCAGCTACGGCCGACCTGAAGTACACGGTTGCTACTGAGGCTGCAGAGACTCGCAACAACTGCAATGGCAATTACCAGAAGGTCATGGACAAACTCTGCCAGATGGAAATGGATGGTATTCGTCAGAACTATGAAGGTCAGCTTCGTACAATGCAGAGCGAGCTCGATGCTGCACGTGCTGAGATCCAGAGCCTTAGGGACAATGTTGCACGTACTGCGGATCGTGCTGCCATCATTGCCAACAACGAAGCTCAGACGTCTAATCTCGAGCGTTACCTCGCTCCCAATCCGATTCCTGCCTATCTTGTCCAGAACCCGAACTGCTGCCCGAATCAGAGTTATGGCTGGGGCGGATGCGGCAATTGCCGAATGGCAGCTTAACTAAGGTTGAAGGAGCGATGCAATATGACTCAGTTCGGTTATGTTGAAGACCAGGTATTGCAGGCTGGTCAGGCAGCGGTTCTTCAAAATGTTAGGCCTTGTATGCATTGCCCGCAGTATGTTATCCATGAGAACCTCACGCCTAACATCAATGTTCGTGGGATTACAAGAACACCCTGTTCGGAAGCTCTGTATCGTGTCAGTTTCAGCGGAAACATCGCAATTCCTGAAGGCGGCACTGCTGGAGAAATTCAGCTTGCATTCTTTGTGGATGGTGCTATCCGTCCTCTCACGATCGCGTCCGCCACCCCGGCTGCAGCTGGCCAGTACTGGCATGTAAGCGGAGAAGATATTATTGGCGTTCCCATGGGGTGCTGCCCTGTGATCTACGTCGCCAATGCATCTGTATCGCCTACTCCAGCCACAACTCCTGCGCCGGCTTTGACAGTACGTAATCTGCAGGTATTTGTGGATAAGGACACTTGAGGAGGGATATTCGTGTATAAGTACGACAAGATGATGGAGAAGTTCGAGCAGGAGCTTGATGCAATTCAGTCCAAGATTGCATCCGGCACTGATATTACCGACAAGGACCTCGAACGGGCCGATAAGCTCGCACATACACTCAAGAGCCTTGTGTGCTATTGCGAGAAGAAAGAGGAGCTCGAGGCTGAGGAACCTGGCATGAGCGGTCGCCGCGGACGTGCCATGAATGGGCGTTTCGTAAGCCGTGATGCAGGTACCAGTTATGCCGAAGGATATTCTCAGGGGTATTCCGCTGCTATGAGGCATTATCCTCCTGACTACTATACTCCGAATGACTGGCCTGTAAGATAATTGACAGCTAACCGTGTGTATTCGCAGGGCCCCGAGGTTGCGTCAGGATGACGATTAGTAGGGGCCTTCTTTCAAGTAAGGAGTGAATAACATGGCGAATACTATTGCAGAAGATATTGCTAAAATCCGGAATGCTGTGTACGGGCGTGAAGTTCGTGAATCAATAGCACACGGTATTGAGCAGTGTTATTCTGACGTTACTAACAGTAAAACCCTTGCAGAAAATGCTACAGAATCTGCTAACAATGCTGCCGCGAACGCTAACCAGAAAGCTCAGAAAGCAAATGCTGCTGCCGCTACGATCGACGATAAAATCGATGATATTGTTCTCGTGCAGAACTCTCAGCCTGATTCCGAGACAAACAAAATCTGGGTTAAGCCGGAGAGTGATGAGTTTAAAGTACCAACATGGGATGAATTCCAGGCTGTTGCAAGTGCCACATCTGGCATGCGAACTGAACAGGTGACTGGTACTGATGTAGTTATTAATGCGATGGCCAACACCCGTTATATTTGCGGTGAGGTTTCGACCATCGTGATCAATACGGCTGCTGAAGGGATATTTGAGGTCACGTTCACCTCTGGCACCAGTGCACCTGTGATGACTGCTACTGGTGTCACGTGGCCTGAATGGTTTGATCCAGATAGTCTCTCAAAGAGCGTCATCTATGAAATCAGTATTGCTGATAAACGAGGAGTGGTGTGTGTATGGCCGACCGCGTAACAGCTATGGCATCCAGAAGACGGCTGATGGCCATGGCACCGTTCCCTGCAGAAAAATCTGGTGAGTTGGTGAGTTTTAATTCCAAGCTGAAGTTTCCGCTGAAGAATTGTCTCGTGCATATTGAGCCTGTGCAGGATTTGCATGGCTACGATCATCCGTGGCCAGCGGGTGGCGGAAAAAACAAATGTCCTGGTGTATCAAAAGATCAAACTGCGTTCGGGCTGACCATCACAGAAAACCCAGACAGATCATTCAAAGTCGTTGGAACCTATAACAGAAACACAAGTACCCCGTTCTATTCCTCGGAATATGCTATAACACTTCCTGCAGGGGATTACATTCTGAGTGGAACACCAGAAAACGACCTCGGCATCTATCTGCGTCCGAGAATACCTAACGGCAATTATATCTCATTACCTAACGGTCGTTTTACACTCGCAGAAGAAACCACGGTGCAATTTGTCATGTTTGTACCAACTGGAGCAAGCGGGGTGGTTCTGCCGTCGAGTGGGCTTTTGTTTGAGCCAATGGTGCGCCTTGCCTCAGAAAAAGATGCCACTTTTGCTCCCTACGAAAATATCTGCCCGATTACTGGGTGGAATGGCGTGAAGGTGACAAGAACGGGGAAAAATCTACTTGGTGGAGATGCTTTGGCACTCGCTATAAAAAATGGTGCTTCAGATTGGAATATTTATCCAGACGATAGACGTATCCGTTTTTCCGGAGCAAGCGATACTAAACCGCCGTTTTCCAACGGACTGAAGTTTAAGGAAAATACGCAGTACACTTTTATCATGACATTTTATAAAACTAGTGTAACGCATTCTAACATGGTTGTACGCTACACGGATGGCTCGTATAATTATATTCCAAATCATTCTTCCGATCTTAATGCAAAAGAAACATTAGTACTGGTGACAAAAGCTGGAAAAACAATAAAGGGATTCGAAAAAGTAAATGCCGGTGGGTATACACATTTGTATTATGACGAATCCGGCATCTTTGAAGGAGTTCTTACTGCAGACGATTTCGTTCCATACAAAGGTGAATCTTATGACATTACTTTTCCCACAGAGGCCGGAATGGTCTATGGTGGAACCTTAAACGTCAAGACTGGTGAATTAGCAGTAGATATGGTGACAGCGACAATTTCCTCAGATAATATTCTTCCGGGAGGAAAGGCTTATTGCCGATATAAAGTTGGGCCACTTGAATATGTTGGCAACTATAGTAAAGGACAATATTGCAACGTTTTGCCATGGTTTGAAGGCGCGGCAGGCTCACTTCCAGAGGGTTCATTTAAAGTATTCGACAGCGCTGCGTACAATATGGCACATGCCATTCTATGTTTTGATGGATGTAGAGGGTCTAATACATCTGAAACCAGGAATTTGAACATTGCTAAATTGCAAGAACTTGAAGAAGCTGGAACGCCAATGCAGGTCTGTTTTGGCCTCGCCACTCCCATCGTCTACCATCTCACCCCCATCGAGATTACTGCCCTCCTCGGCCAGAACAACCTCTTGGCTGATTCGGGTGTTACGGACGTAACATACTGGACGACAACTTAAGAAACCTGGTGATAACATGAAAACGATTTATGCGAATGATGTGGGTCTGATCAAACTCGGCTACCAGTCTGAGAATGATCGTACCGAAGTTATATTTGACGTGTCTGACATTGCAGCTGAGTTCCCAGGTGGACTGATCTCTGTTGCCGTCCGACGCCCGACGGATAACGCTGGTCATCTTGTCACCAGCATCACTCAAAATGGCAGTACAGCAAGATGGCTGGTAGATGATTACGAGCTGGAGCATAGAGGGATTGGCGAACTCCAGCTTATTTATTCGGTTACTAATGTTGTCGCCAAAACAAAGATCTGGAAAATTGTCATCGATTGCAGTCTTACGGTCGCCGATTCCCTCCCTCCTGACTGGCAGGATGTTGCCAATACGCTTCTTACTGCAGCATCACAGGTAAAAGCTGCAGTTGATTCCTACGACGCCATGACTGCAGAGGCAGAAACCCTTGATCCTGATGCAGAAGCCACAGCTGTGATCGATCGTTCTGGTGAAAATCCTGTGCTTAAGCTGGGTATACCGAAAGGTCACGACGCCACTGTGTCCAATGTGCCTGTCGAAAGCGGCACTGCGATTGGCAGCGTTAAGACGAAAGATTTTGAATATAATGGAACTGCCTATTCTAATACAGCAAGCGGGAGAGCTTCATTTGCAGAAGGAATGGGCACACAAGCAACCGGTAATTCTGGCGCACATGCTGAGGGCACTAATACAACAGCGGCTGGAAATGCTTCACATGCTGAAGGTGAGGGCACATATGCACAAGGATTAAATCAGCATACGCAAGGTAAATATAACGCTGTTGATACTGGGAATGGAGTTTTTGCAGATATTGTTGGTAATGGTTCTGATAACGCACATCGTTCCAATGCCTATGCTCTTGATTGGGATGGAGATGGCCACTACGCTGGAGATGTCTATGTCCATGCTAATCCTGACTCCACTGGCGGCCTTAAACTCGCGACACTTGATGATCTTCCTGAAGTTCCTGTACAAGATGTGCAGGTTAGTGGCGTAAGTGTGTTGCAGAACGGCGTGGCGAATGTGCCTATAGCGAGCAATGCCAATTTTGGCGTTGTCAAAGTCCAACCATATAACGGTCTCCGAATTAATGCGTCTAATTGGCTTGAAACTGCAGAGGCAGAAACAAAAGAAGTGAAAACTGGTCAAGCCCACTTCAAGCCGATCGCGCCTGTCCGCCAACACGAATCCACCTTCTACGGCCTTGCCAAAGCCGCAGGTCATGATGAAAAAAATAGTACTCTCCCTGTTGGTCAGTACACTCCTGAAGCTAAAGAAGCAATCCAGAGCATGCTTGGCATTGATGAAGCAATGTTTATTGTTCCAGTTTCAGGAACCATGGTTAATATCGAAGCTAAAGGTAACCGTTGTTATGTCTGTGGTGAAGTCACCTCTATTGTCATTACCCCTCCCGAATCAGGCATTTGTGACATTATATTTACCTCTGGCACATCTGCAGCCGTCCTTGCAACAACTGGAGTCGTATGGCCCGAGTGGTTTAATCCGGAAGCTCTCGAGACTGAAACCACATATGAACTCAACATCTTCAACGGCAGAGGGCTGGCATGCTTATGGCCAAAAGCGTAACATTGATTAATTGAAAGGAGTTCTCACAATGAAATACCTCGTTATGGAAATTCAGACATTTGACACTGGCGCAACGTCTACTCCGACGTACGCCTACGACACCCGTGCTGGTGCAGAGCAGAAGTTCTACACCCTCGTAGCCGGTGCCGTCGCATCCAAGCTGCCCACTCATGCCGTGGTCCTCATGACCTCCGAAGGTCAGCTGATTGATCGCAAGGTGTATCACCATGTGACCGAACCCATTGAGCCGGAAGAACCCGTTGAGGAGCCTACGGCGGAATGAAAAGATTCCTGATATTCCTTATGCTCTTTGTGCTTCTCGTTATGCTGACAGCATGCAAGAGCATTGACTACGGAACTGTAATCGACAAGTCTTTTGTTCCTGGGCATACCGAAAGTTATATTGTTCCCATGCGAATCGGAAAGACAATGGTCTATATGCCTCGAACCAGACACATCCGCGATTCCTGGACCATCTTTGTTGAGAACGAAGAAGGCCGAGAATCATGGAATGTATCTGAAGAATTCTATAACAGTGTTAAAATCGGAGATACTGTTGATAGAAGGTGATGCCTGCGTATGCCGAACATTCGTTCCTCAGTAGATTATTGTTTTATAGCTTAATTAGCATGAGGTGGAATATGAAGCTAAAATGTTCTGTCAAGACCGACTTTATTTCTATGATTCGGTTTCGTTTACGTTTTATAAAATGCCCAATGTGTGGTGGTTATATTCCAAGAAAACGTCCGCATAAAAACTGCTATCTGTGTGGGCAAAACATATGACTTAAATGACACTTTAAACTAAAATTGGGGGAAAGGACTGTCAAAAATGTTCGTTGTAGTAGTATCGCCAAACAAAGATGGCAAGATCGAATTATCAAAAGAAGAACTCCAGAAAATGCTGAACGATGCTTATGATAAAGGGTATGCTGAAGGTAAACCAAAGTCCTGGGATACAATTACCGTTCTGAACGATGCTTATGATAAAGGGTATGCTGAAGGTAAACCAAAGTCCTGAGATACAATTACCGTTCCGAGCTATCCCGTTTATTACGGCATTTTTAGCAGCATCCCCGAAAAGCATATTGAAATTACATGCGATTCGGTATTAAGGAGTTAAAACGGACTTTAAGGGACGATCCACCTTGCAACAGCCGTAATGCGTGGCCTTTAGTAACGGATGGCGTGGATCATAGCAGACTGTTGGGAGAAGGCTTGGTCTGCTAAATGCCGTGACGGAATAGGTAGACGTTAATGCACTAAGTGGATGCCGTGAGTGTCCGACCATCACCCACATGTAAGGTGCAAATCCTTGCCGGCATTATATTTAGAAAGGATCCGTGGCAACTACACGGGTCTTTTCTTTTATTTTTACCAATACTCGCGTCAGAAACACAGCTAATAATGAAGAGAGGATTTTACTCTCTTTTATTTTTTCATTTTTAGAAAGGTTGTGAAGTTTGGATGGATGAACGAGATTGGTGGCTTGAACTCGAGGCACGCATCAATGCAGCCGAAGACAACGGATTTCACGAGGTTAAACTCACGTTCGATGAGGCCAGAGAAGTCATTAAGCTATTGCAAGAACTTGATAACTTTAGGCTTTTTATTTTTTAAGAAAAGGAGAAATTACAATGTCTATGACTATTATGGCAAGAATCGCAGTCAAGTACTCAGATGTTATTCCAGGCGAATACATTGATCAGCATATGGATACTTTGAAGAATGCGTATATGAGCATTTACAATGAATTCTGCAATGTGGTGAATCCCTGCCTTCCAATATGGAACAAAGCATTTGACTGCACTCATGAGAAGTTCGACGAAAAAGAGTATGACATGTTCATGATGGAACGCTACGGTGAGGTCATCGATTCCATGATCAAGAACAATCCTTCGATAAAGGCATTAATGCCGACTGATGACTGGTATATTTGCATTGATGAGGATTTTAACCTGCACTATGGTATGAAGTGCATGGGATTTGACGCTATCGATGTTATTCTTGAGGTAGAGAAAAAGGAGGATCCAAATGGAACTTAAGTCAAGAGGCTATGCCGAATGGGCACGTTATGTTAAGCTTGGTTATCGTCCAAAGAAAAAAGAGTCGAACCTGAAACGATGGTTCGGCTTTTTATTTTTTAAGAAAAGGAGAAATCACAATGTCTAATGGTCACAAACTCGGTATTCATCTTCTGTTTACTTTTAATCATGCTCCGTACGATAAGAGCGGCCTTGATCCGCACGAATTTGCAATGGAATTGAAGAAGCTGTCTGAAACCTATGACCTGGATTTCTATTCATTCTTCAACAACACGATGTCATTCCTGGCGTCAAAAAAGAAGTAAACCTGGCAAAAAGATGAGGAGCGAATTATACACGCTCCTTTTCTTTTTCGCGTGATGAACATAGTTATTAATGAAGAACTATTCTTCAATTATATTTAACGGAGGTATTTTAACTATGGGAAACACGATTTGGGTTGTAACGTATGTGGCTTTTTTGACGTTTGGAGGAGGCGGCCTTATTGTGTGGCTCTGTTATGTCTGTGCGGATATTTGTGATCGCAGACATTACGAGCGACTCAGGAAAGATGCTGCATTCTGGCAAATGAAGATCGAGCAGAGCGGAATGACTATTATTGAGTGTTATGAGCGTGAAAAAGAAAGTAGGAAAAGCGAAGAATGGTATGACAAACAAATTGAAGAACTGGATAAAGAAATAGAAAGAAATGACAAAGAAATTGAAAAATTGAACAACGAAGCTTTTGGCAAAGGAGAATGACAAATGTTTTGTGCTATTTATATTACAGTGGTATTACTTGGATGTGCTATTTATGGAGTATGGAAGGACTCTAGCATGTTTAACTAAAACACGGGGCAACACGCCCCTTTTATTTTTTCTAATTGACTTTCTTTTGAAATTGAGTATGGTAGAGATGAGGTCCTATGTTATGAATCTTGATAATTGCATAAGCGAGACGGCTGGAGGCATATCAGAAGGAGATATTGGTATGCCTACAAGAATCAGAGAAAGAGTTATTATTGACGGTCAGATTAAATGGATCAGCGGATATTCTATGCAGGAGCTGATGAACAATTACGTTAAGCTCCTTGTACAGGAGGGAAAGCTCGAATTTGCAGATGAGAACCATCCTGTTCCATATTTCAAAGACTATCTTAAAGAATTCTACAGCACATTCAAACAGAACCAGCAGCAGAACACTGTTGTCAATCGTGAACGCATAATCCGTAATCATATTTTGCCAGCATTTGGAGATAAGAAGATTGATCAGATACATACGATGGATATTCAGCAGTTCTTCAATGAGATGAGTAAGATTTATGCTCAGGAGACAATGCTGAAGATTAAGAACATTATGAGCCCAGTGTTCGACTCTGCTGTGGAGGATGAGATAATTTCCAGGAATCCCTTTGCAAGTAAGAAACTTGAGATCATTGGAAAGGAGACCATTTCGCATAAAGCCATTCCAACTGATAAATTCCTGCAGATTGAAAAAGGACTGAAGAGTCTGGCATGGAGGGAACGTGTCATGTGTGGATTGCTGTGTTACACAGGCATGCGGTTTGAGGAAGTGCTTGGCGTTAAGTGGGAGGATATTTCAGATGGCTGGGTTACTGTAAGGCGTGCTGTAGTGCATCCGAATCGTAATCTGCCAGAGGTGAAATGCCCTAAAACCAAGACAAGTGAGCGTAGAATCCCACTCATGCAGGATCTGATCGATATTTTGGACGGGTTTGACGGTGAGAAGACCGGATACCTGTTATATTCTGCAAGTTCAAAGAACCATAGTCAGCCTTTGAGCTATTCTGAAGCTCGCAGATCCTTCGCCAAGATCCGAGCCAGGTTCGATATTAATGACTATACAGCTCATGACTTCCGTGATACGTGTGCTACGATCTGGCGCGAGAATGGCATTGAGCTGGATGTTATTGCAAGGCTGCTTGGCCATAGCAAAACCAGCATTACAGAGAAGCGTTATGTCAAGTACAGAGACAGCATGCTCGATAGTGCGAGGGATAAAATGTGCATAACTCCCGCGTAAGGAACACACTCCTTAATGAAGGAGAAATCCTATCATTTTAAGGAGGCTATATTTATGGACGACAAGATCATGGAGAAGATTGCAATGGCTATTAAGGCTATGGGAGCGTTGGAGGAAGCACGTGAAATCGCGCGAAAGGAATTGCAGAAAGGTGAAGACTGGTTAAAGAATGAAAGCAACACCGATCCGGAAAAACGAATTGAGGTGATGAATCAGTGTGCACTCGATTACAAACTCATTAAACTTATCAGCGGCATATTTAGCAATCCGATCACAGGAGGAAATATTTACAGCAGAATGTATTGTGATTTGAAAGACTAACAATTGGAAGGCATGAAAAGGTGCTGCAAACACGGCCCTTTTCTTTTGCCAGATGTTGACAACCTGTAAACCATTGGCACATAAGGCATTGCTGTTTATATTCTTAATTCATTAATTGACAAAAAGGCCCGCAGCACGTTTTCCAGGCACACTGCGAACCATTGGAGCTGATACCCAGATTCGAACTGGGGACCTCATCCTTACCAAGGAATTACGAGCCTCCGGCCTTCTCGCGGAATGAACACACTCTATTATAGGAGAAATCCTATATATTATAAGGAGTGATTTAATTATGAAATGGACTGTCAAGTATAACGACACTTATGATCGGCATGGAGCTGCCAGATTTATTGAGCTCATGTCCGATGATGATCCTTATATTAAAGAACGATTCGGAAAGATTACCAAAGTAAAAGTTGGAAAGAGTTGGAGTTTGAAGAATCTGAAATCATTTAAGGACAAAACGGACTGGGTATTCATTACTATGGAAGGCACCAAAGAACAAAAGGAAGAAGTTATGGACTGGTTACTATATTTAATGAACAATATATGAGAAAAGGAACAACCTGGTTAAGGATGGGCTGCGTAAAATACACGGCCCTTTTCTTTTCTCGCGGAATGAACATGGATATTAATGAAGAAAGGAGGCATTGACTATGGCAATGCGTAAGTATTATCTTTGCTACATTTATGAAATAATGGAGGATCACAGTCACAAATTTATTCGAACGGTTAGATTCGAAAAGAACGAGAAAAAGGAGGCGATTGAAATTATGAGATTTGTACGGAGCTTAGGAAATTACTATGCTATGGTTTGGCCAAGAGTCGAAGAACTTAAAGGAGATGTTTAATTACGGAAAACTACGGAGCTGAAACATGCTCCTTTTCTTTTCTCGCGTCAAAAACACGTTTATTTATGAAGAAGATGAGGACTGCAATGTCCTAAGGCGATAGTATCAAAAGCAAGCGCCATCTTCTTTTATTTTTTCGTTTTATTTGAAAGGAGATACGACGAGATGAGACAGAATTCCATGTTTACACCAGAATCAGCAAGAATCGAATTTATGCCAGTATGCAGTAAATGCCATTCGATTATATTTGAAAGAATTTCTTACGATGACGATGGTCCAATATGCATTGATAGAGACGGATATCCTCCACTATGGATTCCGAATGGTAGAATTAGCCCTGTTCGTTGTCCTGTATGTAAAACTAAATTCGACTCAATTGTAGCTCCAACAAGATTGCCTTTTGAAGGGTATGAATAAGGGTGAAGCAAAAATGACTGAGAGAGAACGACTTATCAAAGAATTGGAAGAGTACGAACCATATGCAGCGTGCTTTTCTAATTTGACAGTAAAAGGAAAGTTGTTGCTGGATATTTTAGATTTCCTTAGAGCCGGAGGTGATTGTAATGACGGACGAACGAATACTGAAATTGCTGAAAATTGAAAGGGAGTGCGTATGGCGGAATCATATTGGCGAATGCACAAGGGATTGTTTACATTGCTCACTGGTTCAGGAGGACAAGGATCTTTTGGACATGTACGATGCCGTGATAGCTGAGTACTCGCGTAGAAAACACGTTTAATAGTGAAGGACGATTTACATTGTCTTAACATTTAAAAAGGAGATGTTTTTATGGCAAAGGAACAGACTGTTATTTCAGAGGTTGGTAGAAGAATTGGACACTATATTTTTGACGACGAATGTGCCCCTACCCGTATGATGAATTGGAGCATGGCCCAGTACGCAAGTATGGCTGGTGCACTGCTGTTTAGTAATCCTACGGTGAAGATGGTATGTCTGGTTGGCAATCTGATGTCTACCTATTACTACAATGTGAACTGCAGCGAAGCGTTGCGAAGGATAATTGAGAACACGAGCAAGTAAAAAGTCCAAGAGAAGGAGTCGATAACGAAAGTTACTTGGCTCCTTTTTCTTTTTACATAGATATTTCACCAAAAAGGAGATGCAAAGGATAAGCAGTGATATGCGACGGAACAGCCAAGAACGTAATCGCAGTGATGCGCTACGGAAAAGCTTGATAAAGCGATGCATTGGCAACGGAGAAGAATTGTATAGACATGCAACGGAATAGCAGAACAGAGAAATGCAGTGTTTCGGAAACGAATCGATTGGCTGGGTGAAGGATTAGCACCGAACAGCTATGGAAAAGAACAGCCAAGACATGCATAGGATAAGCAGCACAACGATTGGAACGGAAAGGTAACGGCGAAGCTTAGCCCCGAACAGCTATGGAAATGAAAAGTAATGGAAAAGCTTAGCATTAAGCTGCTGCGATTGGCGATGGAAGGGCAAAGAATTAGCAAAGCTTCGGAAAAGCACTGGTTGCGTAGCTAAGGAAATGAAACGAGGGGAATAGCCATGGAGTAGCACGGGTAGGCGTAGTCACGGATATGAAAGGAGATGAATTGCATGAGAAACGGAAAAGAACCTATTACCATAATAAATCTTACGGAGGAATCTACTATGTCGGCTGAACACAAAAATGACAATGTTAACCACCCGAGCCACTACACCAGCGGAGAAATCGAAGTAATCGATTATATTCGCGACAAACTGGGTTGCACTGAATTCACCGGTTACTGCATTGGAAATGTAATCAAGTATATTTCCAGATGGCGTCTCAAGGGAGGCGTCGAAGATCTTAAAAAGGCAGAGGTATATTTGAGCTGGGCTATTCAGAGTGCTAATGTTGAGACTAATAAGTGTGAGTCTGAGCTGGGCTATTCAGAGTGCTAATGTTGATTATATTAATGGAGGAAATGCTTTATGGTAACTTTGAAGATTAAGGTTATTTTCGATGAGGAAGTTCTTGGTACTGCATCCGGTAATCCTGATATTCACAGGGATTACATTGCTGTAAAATCCGGTGATGAGCATAAGACTGAAGAAGAAGTTTCTGCTGTTACTTCCCTGGAAGAGTTTGAGAAGTCCATGACTGTGTTCCCAAAGGATGACGATGGTAATCCTTTCGTATGGGATTATCAGTGGAAGGGATATTTGAAGGACGCCTTCAAAGCTTTGAAGAAGATCCCCAAGAGTGAGTGTGGGAAGATCAAGGCCTACAAGCAGGAAATCGATGGCCTTATTTTCCCGCAGCCTCGCAAGATCCCGATCATCCTGCCCAAGGGTGGACAGCTTGGTATTTGCCAGCGTCCGATTCGTGCATCCACTCCTCAGGGAGAACGTATTGCACTTGCATCCAGTGAAACTGTTCCTGCCGGCAGCATGATGATATTTGAAATCCAGATGCTTGCTGATTTTGAAGGTTCTCCCATGCATGAGAAGGCCGTCATTGAAGCCTTGAACTATGGAAAACTCCGCGGATTCGGTCAGTGGCGCAATGCCAGCAAGGGTCGTTTCCACTATGAAATTATTGAAAGGATTGTTGACTAATGATCACTAAGGCCATTCTTATTTATTTGCTTATCGGCACCTTGTACGTGCTATTGGAGATCGGTGTTATATTGTTCGGAAGAAAGCACGATATAGTGGCTAAGACTCCTGAAAAAGAGCACATTTACGAGTGCATTGCATTCTTTATTGAGATATTCATTTGGCCTATTCAACTGACAGCCTTCATATATGGTTTCTACAAATATTTCAAGATGAAGCGCGAAGGCAAAACCGAAGACGAAATCGAAAGGTTGATGGAAGAATGAACTTTTTGACGACTGTCCTCGCAATTCTGGTGGCCAGGTTGATCTGGAATATTGTTATCTGCCCTATTGCCGAGAAAACTTCTGATTTTCTTGACGACGTGAAAGCCTATGCCAAAAAGAACGAAGCAGCTGAGAAAAAGAGTCCATATTCTCCACCTGAAGGTAAGGCAACAATAGGTTTCAAGATGAAATCTGATTCGCGTTGAAAACTTGTCATATTATGAAGGGCAGATTATGAAAAGGAGTGACCTGTATGGCATGGTTTGACGATGTTGTAAACTCGGCAAAAATGAGGAGATCTGATATTAACGAAACTATTCGGAGAATTCAGGCTAAGTCAGCTACGGTCGAGCCCGGCAGCGAAGAATTTCGCAGGCTCAGAGTTGATCTGGAGCAGGAACTGAAGAACAAGAAACTCGTAAAAGAGATGAGGTTCGGAGGCATCCGTCTGGACACAGCACTGTGCATTGCGACGGTATTCGTATTGGCTGGTTTTGGCTTTGCACTTGACTTGGATAGTCCGAAGGCAATGAAAATTGCGCAGTTTATTCTCAACACACCGCTTGTAAGAGGCATGTTGAAACTGTCAGCATAAGCTATCGAATACTTACTGCTCTTCACACAAAGGAATAAGACGAACGTAACAACGTCTTATTCCTTTTATTTTTTTCTTTAAAGGAGAGTGAATTACATTGGAAATCATGAAGATCAACGTACCTGTAAAATGTCTCGGACCGAAGTGTTTAAGCTGTCCTAATTTTGAAATCAACTCTGCGGATGTAAATTACGGAAAAGAGACAACTCTGAAGATGTTTTCCTGCAAGAATCTTCAGCAGTGTCTGTTCCTTTCAAAGTTTATTGAAGAACAGTCCTCTGCCATTATCAAAAGGTGATGCCGATGGATACGATTTGGGTCGCTTATATTCGTGATCGTCGCGGTAGTCTATATGAGCTGAATCCGAAAACATATGCCATGTTCAAAGGTCAGGTTGATACAAAACATATTCTAGGGTTCTACGATAGCCAGGACAAAGCCGAAAGAGCCCTCCGAATCGTTATGGATCAGATTGGATGGCGTGGCAAAAGCTATCACCCGAACGTATGGATTCCACCTGACAGATACGAATACGGTTGGAGTTCAGTTCCGTTTAACCAGTTTAACACTGCTGCATTATATTCTATTGCTAAGTTTGTCGAAAGGTGATTGTATGAACCTATGGGTCCTTGAATTCTATGATAAATGGTTTGAGTGCCCTGTAACCGTTGGCGTGTATACAACTATGGATAAAGCAGAAACTGCAAGAGATATTGTTGTCAAACAGCTGATGGAGAAGAATCTCGAGAAAGCGTCAGAGCGCTTTGATATTGCAATAGTCCCAATTCAGGCGGACTCGTTCATTTCCCAGGCAATAGCTTGGATTGGATGAGCCGCGTCTTAAACATGGATATTAGTGAAGACCTGAAAGGAGGTTATTCATATGAGCATTACGGTTGGTCAAGTTGTTGGTAGAATTGCTGTTGGCGTGCTGAAGTGCACCATTGCGACGGCCGCATCTGTCTACATCAACTATCGAATTAAGGGTGGACCCCCTGTTCGAGAGTTGTATAGGCAGGTAAAAGCTGAGCGTAAGATGGCTGAAGGCGCGAACAAACACTTTAACGGTACAATCGTACTTGAAAATGGACAATACAAGGTCGTATAACTATGAAAGAGCTGAGTGATATTCACTTGGCTCTTTTTCTTTTTGGAGGAGTTATGAATCCCATGCAGATTGTATCGCGAGGGTTTCTCAAGTGTAAACGTTGTGGAACCATATTTACGCCAACTATAACTGATCAACCATGTTACAACGCTATCTCATATGATGATAGTGATAAACAACCTGGTGAATGGTGCGTCGGTTGTAGTTGGTTTAGACAATCGTCCAATGAAAATCCCAAGTGTCCTGCTTGTGGAAGTAACCAGTATCGCAAAATCTCTGGCGCAAAAGTCAGGATTATAAATCACTTCAGAAAGTAAGGGAGGACACATATGTAGAATGAAGACTTCCATGGTTGTCGCAATTGTTGCACTGATTCTACTTATATTGTTAATCATTGAATTAAAGAAAGAAGGCAAATAATTATGTTGGAAAAGTTCATCGTCCCTGCTGTTGTCGCTGTTGGAACCGTGGTTCTCGGTGCTGTAGGTATTGATATTTACCAGAACCGACAGATCGCTAAGAAGGTAGACATGAGTGTGAAAGATCTGAAGTCTGCCACTCGTGCTGATATTAGCGAGGGCATCATTCGTACAGCTGTTGAGGACGCGGCCAACTCTGCTGTCGGTGATTATATTCGTGAAGTCAAGAGCGAGGTCATCTCTCAGGCTCGCAGGAGTCTCGATAATGAGGCTCGCAAGGCTGTACAGGAGGCTAGTGCTCAGGTTCAGAAGGAGGTCGGCGATCGTATTGCATCTGAAGCTGCTCTGATTGATATGACCTCACTGAAGAAGTCAGCAAGAGACAAAGCTGAGCAAAAGATCCTGGATAAATTCGACGGCAACCTCGAAGACCTGCTGACGAAGTTCAATGATAATCTGAGCAATGTTCAGAAGATCTATGGAGGCATTGCAGACGCTATCAGCAAGACCAACAACAAGAGCAATGGCATCAGACTCAGTGTTGATTAAGGAGTGATATTTGTGAAAGTTGTAAATGCCGGTTTTGAAATTGTGGATTATATTAGTCCGCGTGGATCGTGTGAGCTTCGTCGTATCGAAAACATTGCCCGCACCTGCTATAAAAGTACGCCACGTGCCAAAGATGGCGAGTCCGAGTTTGACGTGACTAAGCGCTTCATCAAGCACATTATTGCCAATGGCCACGAGGCAATGCTCGAGCACTCACAGCTCACTGTTAAATTCACCTGCGATCGTGGTATCTCCCATGAACTTGTCCGTCATCGTATGGCGTCATTTGCCCAGGAAAGCACTCGCTGGTGTAATTACAGTCAGGATAAATTTGGCAATGAACTGACTTTCATCAAGCCATATTTCTTTGCTCATGGTGACAGCATTAAAGGCTGTGAAGGCCTTGAGCGTTGGACTGAGGCTATGATGAAGTGTGAGGATGCTTATATGGATATGCTCAGCCTGGGCTTCACTCCTCAGGAAGCGCGCTCGGTCCTTCCGAATAGCCTGAAGACTGAGATATTTATTACTGCCAACTATCGTGAGTGGCGGCACCTGCTTAAACTGCGCTGTGCATCGGACGCTCACCCGCAGATGAAGGAACTCATGATCCCGCTGCTTATCGAACTAAGGCACAAGATCGCTGTTATTTTTGAAGATGTCGACGCGGACTGGAAATGGTTCGCCGAGTACATGGGTGCCAAAGATATTGAAGTGTTTGCCAATGATGTCAAGCTGATCTATTAATGGAGGATTATATTTATGAACGCCAAGAAGAATATTGCAAGATACACTGTTGTCTTCGAACCTATTTTCAACCCAGACAAGGAGCCACCTAAGGTTGGCCACATCGAGCTAGAGGTCTTAGCTTGCAGTGTGTACGATGCTATGGAGCTTGCCAAGGGTGTCCTCGTCGTCTCTGCTGGTGACCATGAGGTCTATGAGGTCACAAATGTCAACCGTATGAATGGCACGTATGCAGGTTACAATAACGCACCGTTCTGATTCGACGCGCCATAAACACGGAATTATATGAAGGTAAGACTATGGGAGTATAAACCCGGCTGGATGGCAGTTGAACTAGTTGAGACTGTTTTTAAAACTACCCAGCGGCATGGAGTAATGGTAACTCGCCGCGCGGATTGAGTCAGCGGAGACGCGGGTTCGAAGCCCGCAATAGTCTTACCTTCTTTTTTCTGTCCATATTCGCGAAATAAACATGCATATATATGAAGACGTTAGAGCTTCGAATTGAAAGGAGATTTTTGATTATGGTGGTAAAACTTAAGATCGAAACCAAGAGAGATTTCAACAATATGTATTGGGAACTCAAGAAGGCAGGACTTCTGGAAAGTGTAAATGTTAATGATGTTACACTTCCGGAAAAGTGCTTCCCTCTTGAAATCCCGGTGAACATTGATGGACTGCTCAAACTGGCAAAGCATCCGGCGGTGAAACCCTACAAGAAGATGATCGACTGGAATTTGAGTGAAAATGTAAAACGGATTAAACTTACAATGGTTTGACAAGCGAAAGGAGTCGGTAACGAAAGTTACTTAGCTCCTTTTTCTTTTTACATAGATATTCTATTTGGAAAGGAGGTACCTATATGAATTGGCTTTTGTTGCTTACGGTGTTGGTTTGTGATTTGATTATCGGATACGAACTTGGGTGTTACATCACCACACGGCGCGTTAGAAGTTATATTCACGACATGATCAATAGTCTCAACAATCGTATGAAAATGATTCAGAAAGATGTGATTACAAATGAAAGTGACAAAGGTAGCAAAGACTGCTAAGCTTGCATCCCCTTTCATCAAAGGGCTTCGAAGCTTTGGTAAGGAACTCGGTAAAAACCAGAACTGGATATGGGCGGTTCTTGGACTGCTCGGTCTTGCCGGAACGACCTGGCAAATGGTTGATGCCACGATCAAGGCGGTTAAACTCTGTGAAGAGAAGCAGGTCAAGGGAGCCAAAGAGATTATCCGCACTGTATGGAAACTTTATATTCCAGGTGCTGGATTCATCATCCTCACGACTATCTCTATTGCTGGCCATACGAGACTTAATCGGATATTGAGCAGGAACCTCGTAACGGCTACTGGTCTGTATGCTGCCAGCCAGACTGACTTCAAGATGTTCAAAGACAAGGCCAAAGAACTCGTCGGAGAGAGCAAAGTCAAGAAGATCGAGAATGAGGTTGCAACTGAGAAAGCCAAGAAGACCCCGCCTCCTGATGAGAAGTATATTGTTAAGACTGGTCACGGAGATCAGCTCTTCCAGCTTGGATTGACTGGGGGATATTTCCGTGCCTGCCCTGAATGGATTGACCTGCAGTTCAGCAAGCTCAACGAGGAAATGAACGGCGACATTGATAATATAGTTTATGCTGCCAGACTCCTTGACCTGCTTGAACAGCCTGAAGCTGATATTGGTAACCTGTATTGGGAAAAGGTCGAAATGCTCAAACAGGGATATAGTGAGATCAAGGCTGATATTACCACCTGCCACTGGGAGACGATTGATGGCAAGCAGGAAATTGTGAGCGTTGTTGGAACTGTTCCGTGGCCTACTAACTTGCGCTGATTATGTTTTATACAATAACCAAAAAGAAAGAATACTATCCTCAGTATACTGTCTGTGACCATTTGGATATTTGTGGATGGCAATTCGAAGTTGTCATGCGCAAGACAAAGAAGTTCGGTTGTGCATCTGCCTTGCATGGTGGGTGCATAATCGAATTTGAGATGAAACAGTCCGGTGAAGTTGTCTGCTTGTACGAGGATGGCAAGTGGGTAATCGAACTGGATGAGAACAATGATCTGGCGGAGATTGTCAGATCATATTTTTTGTCTAAGCATAATAGAAAGGATTGAGTTTTATGGCTAAGTGTTCTCGTTGTGGCGCTACGTATTATTACAATCAGCTTAAGAATGGCTGCATTTTCAGCTTCAGACTCAAGACGGCCAATGTTGCCCATCGGCATGTTCCTGACGATGAAGCAAAGGCAGCCCACGGTATTACCAGCGAGTTTCTGACGCACGGAATGAATTTCTGCCCGGCGTGTTCTGCAGCTTTTCTTGACTGGATGAATGGATCTTCTGTTGTCGGCAATGAATCCGAGCGTGTTAAACAGCTTCAGGATATTGCAAAGAACGCAACTGCTCAGATCGGTCAGCTTCGTAATCAGATTGTTGTTCTGCGTGATAGCGAGTCACATCTCCTGGAGAAAATTCAGAATCTTGAAATTGATAATAATCAGATACGTGAGATCAATTCCAATCTTAAAAAGCAGATGCAAGCCACGAATGCAAATAACGTTTATGGTGCCTATATAAACAAGATTGCTGAGTGCAACTCGCTCAAGGATCAGTTCGATGCCGTCAGCAAGGAGTGCGATGGGCTGCGTGTACAGGCTGGACGGAACAACTTCCTTAAAAGTGTCAATGTGGCTCTGACTGCGGAGAATGCACGGCTTCGTGAGCAGATTGAGGATAACGAGAGGTTGCAGGACGAGATCGAGGCTCTGAAAGATGCGCTGCACGATCTGGAGTGCGAAAAGGAAGAGCTCAGCAATGATCTTCTGCAGGCACGCGCTGAGTCCGTTAAACTCTCCGTTAAAATTAGTGACGCCATTGATACTCTCAAGCGGTATTAATAGGAGGTTTATATTATGGAAGACGAGAAACAGGTAGTCGTTCGCAGCGTGAAAGACTACTGGAACGAGTTCATTCTTACTGGTGTGAGAAAGAACCGCAGCAAGGATGATATTCGCAAGGACCTTGTTGAGACTGCATTCGAAGAGATGCATGGGCTCATGAAATTCCGCCTGAAGGTTGATGATATTCGACTTGCCCCACATACACCTGAGAACGAGCGTAAGGTTGAAAATGTCGCAAAAGAGATGTTTAAGAAGTGGTCCAAGCTTTGCGGCATGTGTGCATTATATCGTGAAACCGTTGGGATCATTAAACCCGAGGATCTTTCATGGGAAAATCTCGACGCGTCTTCAGAAGCGGATTACAACGAAGACGATGTCGGTGATGATGGACTTCCTGTA